AAAGTATCACGCAGGAAGCCGCCGACGCCTATATGCTGGAAGTTGAAGCGGAGCACGCCGCAGAACTTCTGGAGATAAACCGTACCTACCAGGATGATATTGCCGCTTTGGAAATTACCGGTAAACAAAAGCGTATAGAAACAGCGACAGAAGCAGCGGATGCCGTTCGTGAGTCTGAAATGAAGTTATTACGCGACCGGGCAGCCATTGCTCAAAAAGTACGTGAAATAACTTCCGTTCCGGTTGGAATAAATGGTATGCAGGAGATGCACCGGAAGCAGGTTCAGGATGTAGAAACGACTTATAATGCCATAATTGAGATAGCGAGACAGGCGGGAATCTCTACCGTGAATCTGGAAGAACAAAAGAACCGGGAGATAAACCGGCTGAATTATGAATACCAGAGTAGTATTTACCAAATCCAGGCAGAAATCGGGCTTTCCTGGCAACAGCAACACGAACAGGAACTGGCACGCTTAAAACACTTGCATGATGAAGGATTGATAGATGAAAAGAAATATCAGGTCCTTCGTTTAAAGGAAGGAAAGAAAAATATACTGAAATATTTTCAATATTATTCCGCCCTTTCTTCTTCCATGGTAAATTCAATACAAGAAGCGGAAATCGCTTCGGTAGAAGCTAAATATGCCGTACTTATACAAGAGGCGGAAAATAACGGTGAAGATACTGCCGCCCTGGAAGAAGAGAAGGAAAATAAGAAATTGGAGATTCAGAAAAAATACGCTGATCTACAATTTGCGATGAAGTGTTCCCAGATTATAGCTGATACGGCAGTTGCTATAATGGAAACCCATGCAAGTCTCGGAGGTTGGACGCCTGCCGCTATTGCAGCGGCCGCGATAATGGGAGTTACCGGTGCCGCCCAGCTTGCACTTGCAGAAGTTGAACGGGAAAAGGTGAAAAATATGTCTGTAAGTAATACAGCAGGCAGTAAAAAAGTAACCGCCGAACGTGTTGTTTCCGGTTCTTCCGGTGGTGGGTATTCGGAAGGAGGTTACACCGGCCCCGGCGGACGTTATGAAGTGGCCGGCGTTGTTCATAAGGGGGAATATGTGGTACCACAACCGGAAATGAATAATCCTAAAGTAATCGACGCCGTTAGTACTATCGAGGCGATCAGGCGGCAGCGTACCAATGTCAACCCGTTACCACAGAATCCGGGTGAATATTATGAAGGCGGTTACGTCACTTCTCCTGCAGGGGATTCTTCTTACCGGGAGTTCCTGGAAGCTGCAAAGGAGCTTCGTGCCTCCTGTGAGGCTATCAAATTGATAAAGGCCTATATCGTTTATCAGGATTTGGAGAAGGCCAAAGAAACTATAGATAATGCCCGCGACACCTTTACACGCGGAAAATAAGTAATCATTATGCTAAAGATTAAGACGAACAAAGGTTATCTGGATTTAGGGGGTGACTTTACCGTACAGATTGATGAAAAATCCCCCGTCATGAACGACCGGGGATCACAAACCGTACCGGTCACGATTCCATGTACCGGCAACAATGCTAAAATAACCGGCTTTGCCCACCGTCTCGATATGGGTATAAAGCCGATGAATGAAAATCAGGCATGTACGGTATTGGACGGGGTATATAAACGTACCGGAAAGATAAATATCGTTTCTGCCGGTAAAAAAGAAGGTATTACCCTTAACATCGGCTTTGACAATTCGGAAGCCTACAGCGCATGGAAAGCAAAAAAATTAAATGCTATTACATTACCAGTGAAGGAGTATAGCAGCGTTAATTCTCTTTGCGCACATTTGCAACAAGTTTTAGGAGGTTATCAGACTGATTATGCCGTATTTCAGATTATGACCGGTAACGATTCGAAAGATAACCAGTTTTACCCCAAATACCTAAATTATATTACGCCTGTTTCAGAAGGAAGCAAAGTTTATCGGTTACGTTATCAAGCAAGAACAGAAACATTTTTAGTAAATGGAACTCCGACTGCAGTAACACTTCCGGAAGGTTACGGCGTGACAGCCTTTTTATATGTATGGCGTGTACTGGAACTTGTTTTTTCCGAATTTGGATATACAATAATGGAAAATCCTTTTAAAACAGATAAACAACTTTATAACTTGGTAATCCTGAATAATGCGGCCGACTGTTGTGTTAAAGGAAAACTTTCTTACGCGGATTTGATGCCGGATTGTACGGTCGAGGAGTTTTTAAACGCCCTTTATGTGCGTTTCGGACTTGTTTATAATGTTTCTTCCGATACGAAAACGGCCACTTTAAGACTGATCCGGGATATTGTGGATGATGTTCCGGACATTGATTTATCCCGTAGCCTGACAGACGAACCTTTAATAACTTATGAAACGGCCCGGCAAATGAAGTTATCGGCCAAAACTTCCTTTACCGGTGCGGCCCCCTCTGTTGAAAGACTTGAAGATTACTTGAAAGATCAGAAAGTCGCAAGGTTAACTAAAGTTGATGTATCTAAAAGGGTGATACATCTAAATTATGAGGAAACAACAGGACGGTGGTTTAAATGGGATGAAGATAATAACCGCCTTACTTATTCTTCATCGAGTTTCTTTTCCTGGGATCGGAAAACCGACAATATCGAAGATAACGAATTAACCAGCGACGACGAATGCGTTCCAATGGATTTTGCCCCGAATGATATTCTTTCCCCTCAATATCTGGCCGATTACGTGCACCGTTACACGTATCTTAAAACTTCCTCTAATAATAACGATGAAGACTCGGAGAAAGTAGAAACGCCGTTATCCTTCGTGTTTGCATTTACGTCTTCCCAAAATAGTAAATATCCTTTCGGTTCTGTGTTACCTTACACCTCTGACGCCGAAGAGGTTATATTAAGAGACGGAAGCAAGCATACAATGTCGCTATTTTTTCAATATGATAATGGCCTGTTTTTTAACTTCTGGAGGAAATACGACGCTATATTAAGACATTCATTCAATAAGATAGAGGCAAACGTTTTGTTACCGGTTCACCGGCTTACGGGTATGGATATCTTAACACCGGTAATACTTCGAGGACAATATTTACTTTTTGACGGGCTTTCTTATTCTCTTCCGGCAAATAAGATTCTACCCGTTGATCTGACATTAAGAACACTCCGGTTGATTGGTCCGTACGATTTGGATAAGGAACAGGAAACACCCGTTTTTGGTTCCAGGCTTTTTACGTGGGAATTTATAAGTTCAAATATAGAAACAGCCAAAGAAAATGAAAGGAACAGGATTTTACAACAGGCGAGGGATGAATGGAACAAAAGGCCGACCGCTGTGAACGAAATGAAATCAATAACTTACTCGCTTGACGGATATACAACTCGTAATGATGATAAATACTTGGTTGAAAACTATCCCCAGGAAGCGGGAATTACATTACAAAGGAACTATAAATGTAAAGCGACAGCAATAATAAGTATTTACTACGAGCCTGGAAGTTTTACTCCCGGTACATATCGGGATGTTACGTATGAATCCGAATTTGAATATACAGATACTTTTGTTTCTGTTGTCTATTCCGGTTAATCCCGTCCTTTATTCTTCCTTTGATAAACCCAACTTTTGCACCATGGAAAAGCAGAATAACATCGTACTTGCCCCGTGCGCCACACAGGTAACGGAGCTTTATAATTTATGGAGGGAAAACCATACGGGCCGGCTTACGGACTTTTATAAGTTTATGGTAAACCCTTCGGCTGCCAGGGATCGCTTTATATCCTCTCTGGAGGCGCAGCATGAGTTAATCGGAAGTTTTATCGTAACCAAAACAGCAATACAATGAGTGCCAGCGACGAAGCTTTAAAGGTGAACATATATCCGACGGGAAATGCCTTTACGCGTAATCCTATTTTTCTGTCTGTATCATCCTATTCTATGGCAACATACAGTATCAGAATGAATAATGAGGAAATTTTCAAAGGAAACGGAATCGGGGAATTTCGTGTTAATATAGCCGAGATTGTCGAAACCGGAATAGCAAGTACACCGATTTTACCGGATAATACGGAGCCTCTGCTTGCCGTTTCCGGTTTGTCGGCCAAAGTAACTATACATGTGGTTAATGAGGGGGAAGAAGAATATAACCTGTCTTTTACAGCCTGGAAAGGGGGAATTTCCAAGAAAGAGTTTAAACGTCTTCGAAATATGGGGACTGATATATTTTCTTTGAAGTTCTTGAATGAATCCTGCAATTTCTTTTTTACCACCCGGAGCAATGACTGGCGTATAACGATGCGCGAGACGGAACTTTACCCGCTCTGTTTCATCTATCCGGGACACGAACTGAAAATAACGGAACTTCTTACCGGTCAAAGCCTTGCAGTACCAGGTACGGCAGGGAATTTCTACGCCTTGAACCTGGAGGCCGTAAGACTTAAATTCTTTACCGATTACGGGGTACTGGCTAACCTTTTTGACGTGTATAGCGGTGATACGTTTGCTCTCCGGATCGGGATCGAACAAAGCCCGACGGTTCGCGAGCGTTACCGGCTCCGGTTCCTGAACAGTTACGGGACTTACGAAGTGTTTTCCCTGGAAGGCGAGGCAAGCGTAACTCCCGGCATGGATGAAGACGAAGACGCTGTTTTCCGGCGTTACGATGAAATTACCGATGATTATTATT